GAAAAAGTCTTCACAACAGGCTTCCAGTAAAAGAAATATTCAAGAAAAAGGATTTACAAAATGGAAGAACGATTTAGATGCGAGGTATGCAATAAAAAAATGAAGGACTTAGGTAACAATCAATATTACTGCACTCAAGCTTCAGAGCAGTGCTACAACTCACTCAAGGTAGTAATTATCCAATGATATTTGATGAAGTTCTACTAGATGACCTAGATGATGAGCTTGATACATCTATGATGTTGAATTCGCTTTATACAATACCAAGTCGAGGAGGAATAGATGAAGTTAAAGAAATACAAAGTCTATGGAAAAACAGTAGTTATCTCTGAATTAGAACCAGTGTTAGCTACTGACTCAGCTGAAGCTGATATGTTAGCGTTTCAAGCTAATTGGCGAGATGGACATAACTTGTCTCAAAACGATTCAAGTATGTTACACAAAGATATTTTTGTTATGGAGGAAGAATGAAAGAAACTCCAGAAGTAAATAACGCTCATTGGTTAGCTGAAAATGATTTTGCAATTGATATTCATAAAGAAATGGCGAAGGATATATTGTATAAATTATTTTTCGAGGACAATAATTCACAAGCTATATGGGACAACCTATATAAAACTTTTGAAGATAATGAAGACCAAATCAGTTTCAACTTATTAGAAGAACGAAAAAGATATATTGATGCCTTAGTGCTGGATAGAAGTAAGAGGCTTGATTATTTATTTTAAAGAAGAAGGTAAGAAGGAGAAATAATGCCAAAGATAAAAAGTATGAAGTATTTTATTGGGAACACAGATTGGCAGATTGCTGATGTAACAATCCCCTATGAGATGTATGAAAAGCTTGGTTCAGATGAACTAGATATATGGTTAAGAAATATAGCTACTAGCTGTCCTTTATATATTGATGCTAAGGAAGATGTTAATAATCATTTAGGTAACTTTGAACCAGCAGTTGTTATTGAAAACGACAAACCTTTTTAACAGCTTTATGTGACTGCCATATCCATATAACGAGGAACAAGAGGGTGTATTTCTATTTCTTTCATTGAATTAGTAAAGAAGCCCTCTTTCCTTGTGTCGTTTGCTGAGTAGAAAATAATTCAATAAACAAGGGCTATTTTTCTATGATGTTGAAATGGGGGTCTATTATATAAGTAGGATTGGGAGTGTTCTATCTCCCATTATTTCAATATGTTCACAGCAAAAGAAAACCCAGTTTATCAAGCATTGGGAGAGGTAAATCCAAATGCAATTATATTCCCTGAGTTCAATCAGGCGTATGTTGGATTAGGGGTTAATAATTCTAAAACAGTTGCTGTATATGACTGGAATACAGTTGTTGCAATTATGGTACAACAGCACGATATGAAACCTACAGAAGCAAAAGAGTTCTTATATCTAAATGTTATAACTCAGACTTCAAGCGAAGATGCTCCAATTTTTTTGCAACAATCAAATCCAATGGTAGATATTGAACAATTATTCTTTATGTGATGCCAAAGTTCTTTTGTTATAACTGTGGTGCAATATCAGACCAGCGTAAATGTCCTGTACATAGAGTAAAGAAAAAAGATACTCGCAGGAAAAAATCTGTATCTTATGCGCAGAGAAAATATAGAAAAGATGCAGTAGAAGCTTATATCAAGATTTATGGTTATGTATGTCAAGGCTATAGAAAAGAACCACATACATCTACAGACTTAACAGCAGACCATATTGTTGCAACAGCTAATGGAGGAGATGAATTTGGACAGCTCCAAATATACTGTAGGTCTTGCAATAGTTCCAAACAAGCATCAACATACATTTAACTAGTGGGTAGAAATGACCCTATAACTTTGATAAGTTGCTTGGGAATGTAAAGATTTATAGATACAAATAGTTGTGGTATAATGTCTAAACAAGGTAAATTTCGTTGCATTTTGTATCTTTATTTGTACAAAATCAGCGATTTTTTAGCATAAATTGCCCTTCCTGAAATTTTTCAAAAATGGGAGGGGGTCTCAAAACTGCAGTAACCCCTTGCCTGCCGAAACCCCGACGCCCTTTTTTCTTCTTTTCTGTATAGTGTGGGATTTTTTGTGACACAAACTCGTTTTTTTTAGGCAAAAAATGGGACAGCGACTTTTGGAGAAATTATGAGTAAAGCGAAACCTGTAGAGCAACGAGAACACAGAATAAAGCCAACACTTGTTGACATTGAAAGTTATAAAAAGCGAGAAATACCACAATTAACTGGAAGATTTCTAAAAAACACAAAAATTTGGTGGAATGATTTTTGGCAAAGTGATTTATCTAGTGCAATAGATGTTAAATCTGATTTACCTGTTGTGCTGAGGCTAGCAAGCTTGATGGATGAGAGAGAACGAATATTCAAACAAGCTAAAAAAGATAGATTAGTCGTTGGAAGTCAAGGACAAGTTGTTCTTAACCCTTTGTATAAGGCTTTACTGTCTGTTGATGCAGAGATAAGACAATTAGAGGACAGAATTGGTCTCAATCCTAAAGCTAGAGTTGCTTTGGGTTTGAGTATTGGTCAAGCTAAGAAAACTTTAGCTGATTTGAACTCAGAACTTGATACAGAAGATTAATTTCTAGCCCAAACAAAGAAAAAAAAAGAAAAATCTAACTACAACCTGAGGGAAGGGTCGGACTTTTCGTTTTGTGGAGAATACTAGTATGCGAGTTCAACATCATAAACAATTTGAATATAAAATTAGATATTTTTTGGCTAATCAAATAAAAAAGTTCAGTTATGTTCTTCTTATTTGGCAGATAAAGCTTGAAAATAAAAATTACTGGAATGCAAACAATGAACACTTTAGGTCATAGAGTAATCAAGTTCATTGAAACTTACTGTGTCCATTCAACTGGAGATTATTTAGGTAAACCTTTTATTCTTCGTGATTGGCAAAAAGAAATACTTCTTGAAATGTTTTCAACTAGAGAAGATGGTTCTTTTAAATACCACACAGCTTATATCTCTACACCAAAAGGCAATGGCAAATCTGAAATGGCAAGTGCTTTGGCAGTAGTAGGTCTTATGGGACTCAATCAAACAGCTCCCCTAATTCCTTTAGTTGCTTCAAGTTACGACCAAGCAGATATTGTCTTTTCAAGTGCAAAACAAATGATTGCAAATGGTGAACTTAGACACTTTGCAGACCTTATGGAAAGAAAAATTGCTTTAAAGGATAATCCTCAAGCAGTAATTCTAAGAGTTCCTTGTGTTGCTGGTGTAAATGATGGAATGAGACCATCAATGGCTGTATTTGATGAAGTACACGAAATGACTGGAAACAAAGAGAGAGCGCATCTAGTTATTTCAAATGGGTTGCGTAAAAGAAAAAATACTATGGGCATCAATATCACTACAGCTGGTGTTGAAAACTCTTTAGCTTATAGATTATATAAATATGCGAAAGGCATTGAGGAAGGAAGCATTGAGGATGAAGGGTTCTACTACAAAATATTTGAAGCAGACCCTGAACTCGATATCCATAAAAAAGAAGAACGCAAAGAAGCTATCAAGCAGGCTAATCCAGCTCTTGGTGACTTTGTTTCTTATGAACAGATTGAAAGAGCGTATCACTCAATACCTGAAAACGAATTCAGAAGATATTTTCTAAATCAATGGACTACAACAGCAGAGCGTTGGCTTCCAGCTGGCGTTTGGGAGGAATGTTATGAAGAAAAAACAATTGAAAAGAAATCAAAAATCATCCTCGCCTTCGATGGAAGCTACTCAAGAGATAGCACAGCTTTGGTGGGGCTTTCAGTTGAGGAAAGACCTCACATTCAAGTCTTCGGACATTGGGCGAAGCCTGTTAATGAAAACAATCAATGGAAAGTTCCAAGAGATGAAGTCTTGGCACGAATTCTTCAAGTCTTCAGAGAATACGAAGTAGTTGAATTTGTTGTTGACCCAATGGGTTGGCACAACGAGCTTGCTGAATTAGAAGAAACAGTAGGTGAAGATATGATTCTTTACTACGAAGGCAATTATAGAAAAAAGATGGCACAGGCTTGTTCTAGGTTTTACACAGCTGTATTAGAACAAACACTAAGTCATTCAGGTGATAATGATTTATTTCAGCACTTGATTAACTGTGTGCCTAAAGAAACACCTCAAGGAACTCTTGTAACTAAAGCAAACAAAAGCTCCCCTCACAAGATTGACTTGGCTATTGGAGCAATAATGGCTTTTGACAGATGGTCTGATTTAAAGAATGAACCTGAAGAGCCTGAGGAACTAGAACCAACATTTATAAGTTTATGAAAATTAATTATTTGATTACTGGAGCTGGTCTCCTTTGTTTAGCTATAGCAGGATTCCTTGTGAGTCCTCAAGTAGGTTTTTTTGTGACTGGACTCAGCATATTGAGTTTTGGTCTGATATTCGATTTGGATAGGTTATGAACATAATAGATTATTTGAGAGGCAGAGATAATTTTGAAAGAAGAGCAATTGATGCTTCAACTTTCAATCTTGGTCTTGATGATGAGGGCAAAACAGCTTCAGGTAAATCAGTAGATGCAGGAACTGCAATACAAGCTTCAACAGTGTACGCCTGTGTTTCACTTATAGCTGATTCTGTAGCAACAATGCCAATACATAGTTTTCGTAAAACTGGTGACTATAGAGAGAAAACACCTCCACCAGCTTGGATGAATGCAACAGACTCAATGCCTAATCCTGAAACAGATAGGTTTACTTGGATTCATAGAACAATTAGTTCATTAGCTCTGTATGGAAATAGCTACTGGCTTATTGTTGAAAGAGACAATCTTGGATTTCCAAAACAGGTTTATAATCTTCATCCTGAGTATGTGTCTATTGATAGAAAAAATGGCGAGGCTATTTATACCTATGATGGCAAGAAAAGTTACAAAAGATACACAACGCTAACACCTGATGGAGACATCATTCACATAAAGAACTTTGAACAAGGTTCTGAATATGGATTATCTCCTATTGAAGCTGGTGCAGAAGCTATTGGTGTTTCATTAGCAAGTGATGAATTTGCTGGAAGATTCTTTTCTAATGGAGCTGTGCTTAGTGGAGTTATTGAAATGAACTCTACACCTAGTGAAGAATCACTTAGAATTTTTAAACAATCTTTCAATAGAAAACATCAAGGAACAAAGAAGTCTCACAACATTGGAATTTTGACAGAAGGTGCAACTTGGAAACCAATAGCAATAAATCATCAACAGATGCAGTTTTTGGAATCAAGAAAATTCAACAAAATCGAGATTTGTGGTCTTTTCAGAGTAAGTCCATACCT